TCTAACATAACTTATAAGACATCTTTAAATGATAGACTAGTAGAATACACAATTGAGTTTGAAAACTCTTATAACGTACTAAACGACATTAGATAAATGCAAACTATTCAATTATACATAGAAGGTCAAAGAGTGGATATGTTCAAAGATGAATCGGTATCGCTTACACAATCAATTCAGAATGTAAGAGATATCGCTAAAGTATTTACAGACTTTTCTAAAACTTTTACGCTACCAGCTTCTAAAACAAATAATAAGATATTCAAGCATTATTACAACTTTAGTATTGAGAATGGTTTTGATGCGAGAACTAAAAAAGATGCTATAATTGAATTAAATCATTTACCATTTAGGGATGGGAAAATAAAATTAGAAGGAGTTGATTTAAAAAATAACGTGCCTTATGCATATAGAATTACATTCTTTGGTAGTACGGTTGTTTTAAAGGACTTACTAGGGGAAGATACATTAGCATCTTTAGATTTAAGTGCTTTAAATAAAGTTTATTCTCCTAGTTTGATACAAACAAGTTTACAATCAGACCCGAGTACAAATGATGTTATAGTACCATTAATAACACACACTAGAAGATTATTCTATGATAGTTCAACTGGTCACGCTCACGATGATAACCATACTGGGAATTTATTTTATCAATCTGGAGCTGGACACGATCACGGAGTACTATGGTCTGATTTAAAATATGCTATTAGGGTTTCAAAAGTAGTTGAAGCTATTGAAAGCAAGTATGGTATTACTTTTAGTGATGACTTTTTTACATCAAGCAATTTACCTTATTATAATTTATTTCTTTGGCTGCATAGAAAAAAAGGAAGTGTAGAAAATTTAGGGGGTTTACCTAGTAGTTTGGTTAATGGTTTTTCAAATGGTATTGATGCTTATTCTTCTATGAGTGGCGGAAGTAGATTAAATATTTTAACAAGTCCGTCTAATATAATTAATTATGAGTTAGTATTAACTCCAGCGACTTCTGATGTATATAGGGTTTCTGTAAGAGAAAATGGTATCGAAGTTTATAATAGTGGAAATATATCTGGTAGTTTTAGTGAAAATAACTTTTTACCTTTAGGAATAAAAAATGCAGAATATACTGTTTATATAGAATCAGAATCAAGTATAAATTTCACTTTAGTTGAATGGACTATATCTTATAAGCTATTTCCAGACGATAGTGTTTATACTGGTTCTTTTAATTATGTAGCAATTTTTACATTTGATATATCTCAACAGATACCAGATATGAAAGTAATTGATTTTGTTACTGGTATATTTAGAACGTTTAATTTAACTGCTTTTGTGGATAAAATTACAAATGAAATTGTAGTTAAAACTTTAGACAGTTTTTATTCTATTGGAAGTTCTTATGATATTTCAAAATATATAGTTTCCGATAGTAATTCAGTTAATTTAGCTTTACCATTTAGAGAAATTAATTTAGAGTTTGAAGATACGGAAACAATATTAGCTAAACAACATAATCAATTAGCAGGTAAGATTTGGGCAAAAGAAAGTTTTACGAGTGGACAAAAACTAGATGGGGAAATATACAATATTAAACTTCCTTTTTCAAAAGTAAAATATGAAAGGTTAATTAATATTGATGGTGGTGCTGCTACAACAATTCAATATGGTTTTTTTGTTGATGATAATCAAGATGGTTATTTAGGTAAGCCTTTATTGTTTTATCCTATTAGGCAAACTGGAGGAACTCAATTAAGTTTTAGAACAACTGAAACAACTAAAGTAGCTTTAACAAATTATAATATTCCTTCTAATAGTTTGTCTTTAAATTCAACTACAAGTAAAGCTAATATAAATTTCTTTGCAGAAGTAAACGAATATACTGGAACAACTGATTTTACAGATACTTTATTTAATGTTTATTATAAAAATTACATTGTAAGTGTTTTCGATAAATCAAACAGATTAACAAAAGTGACTGCTTATTTACCATTGAGCATATTACTTAACTACACTTTAGCAGATAGGTTTGTTATTAAAGGAAATTCATATAAAATAAATTCAATTAACACAAATTTAGAAACTGGAAAATCTGAATTAGAACTATTAAACGACTTATAAAAATGATAAAAAATATATTATTCTTATTACAACACGCTAAGGGAGAAACAGAGAATATCAGAATTGCACAAGGTAAATACAAATTGCCAGTAACAATAAAAGCAGGTTATAAAGCACTTAAACAAGAAATAAAATGGCAGAAAAAATAGTAATTGATTTAGAAGTAAAGTCAAACAAAGGTGTTAAGGAGGTTGAAAAGCTAAATAAAGAACTTAATGAAACTAAAGAAGTATCTTCTGAATTAGGTGGAACTTTAGATAAAGTAACAGGTGGTGCAGTTTCTAAATTTAAGAATTTAAGGAGTGGTTTAACATCCACAATAGGCAGTTTTAAATCATTAAGGGTTGCTATTATAGGTACGGGTATTGGAGCATTGTTAATTGCGGTTACTTCATTAACACAAGCATTTACAAGAAGTGAAGAGGGGCAGAATAAGTTTGCAAAAATACTTGGTATAATCGGAAGTGTAACAGGTAATTTATTAGACTTGTTTGCAGATTTAGGAGAGGGTATTATTAGTGTATTTGAAAACCCTAAACAAGCCTTAATAGACTTTAAAAACTTAATCGTTACCAATATTCAAAATAGGTTTAAAGCAATATTAGATACCGTTGGTTTTTTAGGTAGTGCAATTAAAAAAGTATTTAGTGGAGATTTTTCAGGTGCATTAGATGATGCTAAAAAAGCTGGTAGTTCTTATATAGATGTTTTAACAGGTGTTGAAGATACTTTGGATAAAGTAACAAAGGCAACATCTAACTTTGTAACAGAATTAAAAGAAGAAGCTAAAATAGCGGGACAAATAGCAGACCAACGTGCAAAGGCAGATAAGGTTGAAAGAAGGTTAATTGTAGAACGTGCAAAAGCAAATAGAGATAGGGCTGATTTATTAGAAAAAGCAGTTAACAAAGAAAAGTTTACTACACAGGAAAGAATTGAGTTCTTAAAACAAGCAGGTCAAGTAGAACAAGATATAACAAATAAAGAAATTGCAGCTGCCAAATTACGATTAAAAGCAAAACAAGCAGAAAATGCATTAGGTAAATCAACTAAAGCAGATTTAGATGAAGAAGCTAATTTAAAAGCAAGGTTAATTGATTTAGAAACACAAAGGCTTACTAAACAAAAAGAGGTTACAAGTCAAATAATAGCTTTAAACAACGAAGAAAAAGCACAAAAGAAAGCAGATGATGATGCTGAAAAAGCTAAAGAAGATGAAAAAGATGCAAAGGAATTAGAAAAGGCAAAATCATTAGCAGATTTAAAGAAACAAATAAGAGATGCAGAAGCAGTTACAGAAGATGAAAGAAGAGCATTAGAGATTGAAAAAACTATTGCACATTACGATAGGTTGATTGAATTAGCAAAAGCACAAGGTTTAGCGACAGAAGGACTTGAAAAAGCTAAATCAAATGCTATCAATAAAATTAATGAGGGTAATAGTAAAAACGAAACGTATTGGGCTAAATTAACACAACAAGAAAAAGCAAGAGTTGTATCACAAGGTTTAAATAATTTAACAAGTATTCTTGGAGAAGAAAGTGTGGCAGGTAAAGCAGCAGCAATTGCAAGTGCAACTATTAGTACTTACCAATCTGCAACAGATAGTTATAAATCATTAGCAGGAATACCAATTATCGGTCCTGCATTAGGTTTTGCAGCAGCAGGAGCAGCAGTAACTGCGGGTTTTGCAAACGTAAAGAAGATAGTATCAACTAAAGTACCCAATTCAGGTGGGGGTGGTGGTTCTGCCCCAAGTATATCTGGCTCTACTGCTTCTGCACCAAGTATTCCACCTGCGTTTAACGTTGTAGGTGCAAGTAATACAAATCAATTGGCAGATGCTATTGGTGGACAAGCACAACAACCAGTTAAGGCTTATGTAGTTTCAAACGATGTAACAACTGCGCAAAGTATGGATAGAAACATAGTAAGTGGTGCAAGTATTTAAAATGCAAAAAAATAACATATAAACTATATAATAGTATGAACATTATCGAATTAATTTTAGACGAGCAAGTAGATTCAATAGGCATTGAAGCAATCAGCGTTGTAGAAAATCCAGCTATTGAAGAAGATTTTGTTGCTTTAAATACACAAGTTATAGAATTAAAAGAACTAAATAAAGAGAAACAAATTCTTTTAGGTGCTTTATTAATTCCAAACAAACCTATTTATAGAAAGAGTGGAGATGATGAATACTATATTTACTTTTCAAAAGAAACAGTAGAGAAAGCATCTCAAATGTATTTAATGAAAGGAAATCAAAATAACTCTACATTAGAACACCAATACGAATTGAGTGGTTTAAGTTTAGTTGAAAGTTGGATTGTTGAAGATGAGGTTCACGATAAATCAAGAAAGTACGGAATGAATGTTCCAGTAGGTACTTGGATGGGTTCGGTAAAAGTAAACAACAATGAGGTTTGGAATGATTATGTTAAAACTGGTAAGGTTAAAGGATTTTCAATAGAGGGTTATTTTATTGATAAAATAGAAAAACCAAAAGCAGAATTAAAATCAAAAGAAGAAATTGAAGCTGATTTATTACTATCTAAAATTAAAGAGGTTTTAAGTAATGGCTAAACAATTAAATGTTGCAGTTTATAAGAAGCCAACTATAAGCAGAAAAGGTGTTCACGCTAAAAGTAAAACATCTGTAAATAAATCAAGTACTAATTATAAGAAACCATATAAAGGTCAAGGTAAATGAAAAGAAATAATTCAACACCAAGTTTAACAAGTCCAAAAGGTAGTAAAAGAGGTTGTTTATGTAAGAACAATACTTATTCAACAAAGTGTTGCGATGGAAGTTTACACGCTCAAGGGATAGGGCAAACATCAACTACTACTGAAAATGCAAATTAATTATCTAAATACTATATATAAATATGAAATCAAATGAAATGTTAAAACAAGTTAAAACACTTTTAGGAATGGAAGTTAAACTTGAACAAATGAAGCTAGAAAACGGAACTGTTTTGGAAGCAGAGAAATTTGAAGCTGGAAATGAAATCTTCATTGTAACAGAAGATGAAAGAATTGCGTTACCTATTGGCGAATACGAACTAGAAAACGGAATGGTTTTAGTAATTGAAGAAGAAGGTTTAATCAAAGAGGTTAAATCATCTGAAAGCGAAGAAGCACCAGAAGTAGAAATTGAAGTGGAAGCTAAAGAAGATGATAAAGAAGAAATGGGTTATGCTACTAAAGAAGAACTTGCAGAGGTTAAGTCAATGATTGAGGAAATCAAAGCAATGTTAGAGCCTAAAAAAGAAGAAGAACTATCTCAAGTAAAAGAAGAGTTATCTTCTGAATTACCAAAAGAAGTTTTAGCTGAATTATCACAACCAGCAGTTGAGCCAATCAACACAAACGCAGAGGTTGTCAAACAAAAAGTGCAATTTAATATTGCATCAAAAAGAACTTTATCTACAATGGATAGAGTAATGAGTAAACTAAATAAATAACAATAAATAAAAATCAATAAAAATGAGTGTATCTTTAACTACAACTTATGCAGGGGAATTTAGTGGTAAGTATATCGCTGCTGCATTATTATCAGCTTCTACTTTAGATGCTGGTGCAATTTCAATATTGCCAAACGTAAAATTTAAAAGTGTATTACAAAAAGGAGCAACTGATGACATCGTAAAAGATGCTAGTTGTGATTTCGTAACTGACGCTGGAACTTTAACTTTAACAGAAGCTATCTTGATTCCAGAGGAATTTCAAGTTAACTTACAAATCTGTAAAAAAGACTTACACGCATCTTGGGAAGCTGCTCAAATGGGATATTCTGCATTTGATAATTTAGCACCAAGTTTTGCTGAATTCGTTATTGCTCACGTTGCTGCTAAAGTTGCTGATAGAACAGAGAAAAATATCTGGGCTGGTTCAACTGCTACAAGTGGACAATTTGATGGTTTCCAAGTTAAGTTAGCTGCTGATGCAACTGTAAACGATGTAGTTGGTACTACTATCACTTCTGGAAACGTAATTGCTGAAATGGGTAAAGTAGTTGATTCTGCCGTTGCTAATGCTCCTGCTATTTTAGGTAAAGAAGATTTAACTCTTTATGTATCTACTAACGTTGCTCAAGCATACATTCGTGCTTTAGGTGGATTTGCTGCTACAATCGGTGCAAATGGTGTTGACAACAAAGGAACTACTTGGTACAATGGTGGTGCTTTATCTTTTGAAGGAATTAACATTTTTGTAGCAAAAGGATTTGACAACAACAAAATGATTTTGACTCCAAAATCTAACTTGTACTTTGGAACTGGATTACTTTCGGATTTTAATGAAGTTCGTGTAATTGATGAAAGTGAAATTTTAGGTTCACAAAATGTAAGAGTGGTAATGAGATTTACTGCTGGTGTACAACACGTATTTGGTGGTGATGTAGTTTACTACGCATAATTAATAATTTAACAATCAACAAAAAGGGTAGGTGGTTATTTAATCTGCCTACCTTTTTTTATAAAAAAAAAATATAAATATGGCTTGTTCATTAACATCTGGTAGAAAAGTACCTTGTAAATCAGCAGTAGGTGGGATAAAAAACATCTACTTTGCAGATTATGGTACACTAGGAGCGGCTACAATCGTAGCTGGAGAAATTACAGTATTAGCAGGAACTCCTGACTGGTACAAATTTGAAGTAAAAGGAAATTCATCTTTAGAAACTGCAATTAACTCTTCAAGAGAAAATGGTACTACTTTTTATGAAAGTACTTTAACTATGTCTTTAACTTTCCAAGATAAAGCAACTCAAGAGCAATTAAAATTAATCACTCACGCAAGACCGCACGTTTCAGTTGAGGATTACAATGGTAATTTCTTTTTAGTAGGTTTAGAACACGGTGCAGAAGTGAACGGAGGTTCGATTGCTACTGGTGCTGCTATGGGAGATTTAAGTGGTTATTCTTTGACAATCGTTGCTCAAGAAACTGCACCACCTTATTTTGTAACTCCTGCAACAATTACTGCTGATGTGTCTGCAACTCAAATAGACCCAACTGCTTAATCTGAATTGTTTTGTTTTTTAAATTAGGGGTATGTTTAGTCATACCCTTTTTTTATTTAAAAGCATAGCTTTTTTATTTATGTTAATACAAAAAATAAAAGTATTGACTATATATAAGTATGAAAGTATTAACAACATCAAACAGTAACCAAACGTTAAAGTTTATACCAAGAACTTTTACAACTGATATTGTTATTAAATTAAGAGATGACAGTACAAATAGTAATGTTTCTTTTATATTTCCACAAACGCAAATTATTAATGATTATCTTCAAGTTACAAATATTTTTGATTTAAAAGAGGGTCATTTTTATGATTTTGTAGTTTATAAAGTAGCCGCATATTCACAATTTAAAGAAAGAGTAATTGCGGATGCAGGAAGTTTTGAAAGTGGCATTTGTGTTTATAATTTTTTAGAAGCAGAAAATTTAATAAGTCAAAACGATTTATCTACTATTTACAAAGATAAAATATTTTGCACAAACCAAACAATCAATCAAGATACCAATTCTTACTATTCAGTAAATCAAAATGAATATGTAAGTAAAGCTGGTAATAATGATTTTATAGTTTTATAATATGAACGAATTAAGAGTTTTAAATTTATCAACATACACAAGTCCGAAGATTATAGAAAACAAAATGGATAATTTTGTTGCCTATGGCGATGACAATAATTATTTTCAGTTTTTAATCGACAGATATAATGGTAGTGCTACAAATAACGCTATCATAAATGGTATGTCAGAAATGATTTTTGGAAAAGGATTAGATGCAACTGATTCTGCAAGAAAGCCAGAGGCATATGCTAAAATGATTACCTTATTTCACGATGATTGTGTAAGAAGATTGTCATCTGATTTAAAGTTAATGGGTAATTGTGCTATGCAAGTTATTTATTCTAAAGATAGAAAGAGCATTGCAAGAGTTGAGCATATACCAGTTGAAACTTTACGTGCTGAAAAGTGTAATGAAAAAGGAGAGATTGAAGCATACTATATGCATCCTGATTGGGCAAACTACAAAAAGAGTGATAAACCTTTAAGGATTGAGGCGTTTGGTTATGGTAATGCACCTATTCAGATTTATTATATAAAACCTTACAAAGCTGGATTTAAGTATTATTCTCCTGTTGATTATCAAGGTGGTTTACAATATGCAGAATTAGAAGAAGAGATTTCTAATTACCATTTGAATAATATAATGAATGGACTTGCTCCTTCGATGTTAATTAATTTTAACAATGGAACTCCAGATCCTGAACAAAGACAATTAATAGAAAATAGAATATATCAAAAGTTTAGTGGAAGTTCTAATAGTGGAAAGTTCATTATGTCGTTTAACGATGACCCTGCAACTGCTGCGACAATAGAGCCTATTCAATTAAGTGATGCACACAACCAATATCAGTTTTTATCTGATGAATCAATGCGTAAGATTATGGTTGCTCACAGAGTTGTTTCTCCTATGTTATTAGGTGTAAAAGATTCAAGTGGTTTGGGTAACAATGCTGATGAGTTAAAGACCGCATCTATATTAATGGATAACACAGTTATAAGACCATTTCAGACACTTTTAATCAATGCCTTTGATGATATACTATCTTACAATGATATTAGCTTAAATCTATATTTTAAGACCTTACAACCTTTAGAATTTACAGAACTAGATAATGTAATGGATTCAGAAACTAGAGAAGAAGAAACTGGTGTAAAGATGAGTGCAAACGAATCTGAAATAAAGATGAGTTCACAAGTAGATTTTGATGATGAGCAAATGTTAAATTCTTTAGAGGGCGAAACAATAGAGGATGAATGGGAACTTGTAGAAAAAAGAGAATATTCAGAAGATAATGAAGATGTAGATACTTGGGCAAATAAGTTAATAAAGGAAAAGAAAACTGGTTTACAAAAGTTAGCTGACTTTATAAAATCAAAGCCAAGTGATAAATCTTTTTTAGATAAGTCTTTTTACAAAGTTAGATACGAGTATTCAGAAAAATATTCAAGTGGCAATAGTAGGTTGTTTTGTAAGAATATGATGCAACGAACTTCAAGTGGTGTTGTTTATAGAAAAGAAGATATTGACCAAGCTAGTTTTCAAGGAGTAAACAATTCTTTTGGGCATAAAGGTCAAAATTATAGTTTGTTCAAGTACAAAGGAGGAGTTAATTGTGGGCATTTCTGGAGTGAAAATCTTTATAGATTAAAAACAAAAACAGATGGAACTTTTGTAGAAGACAAAGCATTAAGTTCTAGTGAGGAAGTGGATTCAATTCCTAATAGTTATAAACCAAAAGGTGCTGAATATAAAGAATCAAAAATAGCACCAAAGGATATGGCAAACAATGGGCATCACCCGAATTTTAAAGGATAGATATGGCAACAGCATTATTCATAAGTAGAACTGATTTAATTAAGAATAGTATTTTAGATGGTAACGTTGATACTGATAAGTTTATTCAGTTTATAAAAATATCTCAACAAATCGATATTCAGAACTATTTAGGTACTGATTTATACAATAAAATTAGTAACGATATTATAGCAGGAACGTTATCTGGAAACTATTTATCTTTAGTTGAGGATTATTTACAACCGATGCTGATTCATTACGCTATGATGCAGTATTTACCATTTGCAGCTTATCAAATTAAGAATGGTGGGATAAGCAAACATACATCTGAAAATTCAGAAAGTGTTACAAAAGATGAGGTTGATTATTTAGTACAAAAAGAAAGAAACTTTGCTGAATATTACACAAGAAGGTTTATAGACTATATGAGTTTTAACACTTCTTTATTTCCAGAATACCAAACAAATAACAACGAGGATGTATATCCAGATAAAAATGATTTATTCAATGGCTGGGTACTCTAATAACTATAAACCGAAAGTTACCAATTTGGTAAAATTACAAATGTTTTTAGAAAAAATAGAAAACAAAGAAAACAAGAATAAAAATGGCAAATGAAATTTACAGAGTTAGTTGGTGGGGTCAAGGTGTTTACAACGCAATCTCTTGGGGAATATCTTATTTATTAGATTCATTAAGCAATACTTACTATTCTTATAAAGATAGAGTAATTGCAGATGGTGGAACTTTTGAAAATAGTATGTGTTTAATGGAAGAAACAAGAAAATATAATTAATAAAAAAGAAGTTTTAAATTATGAGTACAACACCAAGTTTAGCTTTAATACCAAGTGGATATAAAGCATCAAAATTATATAGTGTATTGCCTACAGATGGTAGTGGCGATTTCACAGTATCAAGAGCGAGTAAAAAGCAAAAAATCAATAGCGATTTAAAGTTAGAAATAATAAACAACGATA